CAGTCAAGACCGACTGTTTGAAGTAATCAAATCACTTAAAGACGAACTGACAAGGAGAGCCAAGAAATGACCGCAGATCCATACGCAATGAGTCAAGAGATCATCGAGTTGCAAAGTCGTGTCGCAGAACTATCTGTCGCACTTGAAACAGTCACCCAGCAACGCGATGACTGTCGTGATGCAGCAGATTCGCTTCACGCAGAACTAGAAATAGCACGAAGACGACTATCAGAAGTCAGTTCAATTGTTGACCGACTACGACTTCACATCGCACAAGGCGTTGAACTATGAAACATCAAACAGTCGGTGCAGACATCCTGCTCGAAGCCCACCAGCTCGTCACAGGCGCACGACAAGACTCGTACGGCAACGTGACCGAGGACTACAGCAAAGTCATCGCAATCTTTGAAGGCTTGACCGGTGTGAAGCTCAGTATCGCTGACGCGCTCCTGTTCATGGTGTCAGTGAAACTGGCGCGACTCCGCACCAACCTAGACAAGAACCGACTTCACCACGACAGTCTGCTCGACACGCTCGGCTACCTCGGACTACTCAACCAGGCTTACAACGATCTTCCGTTCCCGCGGACAGTGGCCGAAAAATGAGAACCGTAACAAACTATGTGCGCGGACGAAGTTATGTGTGCGCAGCAATCTCACACGAGTTACGCGACGCCATAGAACTAGAAGCCGACAAACAAGATGTCACAATCTCGGCGGTCGTGCGAGGCGCATTAGAACAACACTTCGGACTTGACAAGAAATGAAACCTAAACTTTGCTCCTGTCTTCCCACCCGATTGCTACCAGTCCATCCTTACTGTGGAGAGAAGTTGGACGACGATGAGTGAAGACGACCAATCCTTTGATGACCGTCTCAAATACCTGATCGAGTCACAATGCGATGTCGACAATGTTTGCACGGCATACACACTGGTTGCCACCATCCAAAACTTTGTGACAACCGAACAAAAATTCTTCACTATATGCCCGCCAGAGCAGGTCACATCTACTACTATCGGACTTCTCGAATCAGCCTCGGCTGCCGAGAAGTTGAGGATAGCAAGACAGTTATTAGAAGACGATTAACCAATAGGAGACCTGCACAATGAACAAATCCGAACAAGAAAAGTTCCAGCAACTACAGAATCAAATCAACCATGAACGCCAATGCGCCGATCTGTTAGCAGACGCGATCATTCACGGTGGAATGACACGCCAGTTTGAAGCGCTGCTAATGCACGAAACATTACGCAACGGAATGCAATACCCTGGCGTCACACTCAAAACCGCAGTCAGACGCAAACGATCACCCAATCATCCGATGCACTGGCGATTCGAACCAAAACCAAATCCTGAGGAGGACTAATGAAACAGATATATATCAACACACGATTCGGCACAACACGCATCGACTACGACGAAACAAACACCGACGACATCATCATTGTCGCCAGTGCAGGCACAGTCATCGAGGCGGTCGTGCGCGAACCGATTGAATGTTCAGGCATCGCACCACAAGACATCGTCACATTCGTGAACGACGCATACGACTTTGAACCAGCGGTCATCTCGGATCAGCTGACAACTTGGAATGATTAGTGGGCAAGCATCGCAAGAAACCAACAGGTGCTTACTGCTATCCAGTAACGAATCTGTTGGCACTTTACCCAAAGGATAAAAACAATTCGTTCCTCGCTGACGTGTTTGGCGTCAGTAGAGGAACGATCATCAGATGGCGTAACAGACCTGAAGAAGGCAACCTACACGTCTTCAAGGCAGATCACTACGCATGTCGAATAGGTATGCACCCAGCGACCATCTGGTCGGACTGGTACGAAAAGCAGGAGGAATACTATGGCAAGTAACGAACAGCACTTCAAACGAGACGCTTGGCTGTCAGGCAGACATCGAGTGTGGGGAAGCAACGTGCCAGCAATGGACATGGACTTCATCCTCGCGGAGTACGACAAATGTGTACCGGTCGCACTGATTGACTACAAACATGAACACGGCACAATCAACCTTGAATCAGCGAACAACAGAACGCTGACCGCGTTAGGCGACATGGCAAGCATCCCAGCATTCATCGTCAGATACGGTCACTCCAACCAAGACGGCTGGTGGGGCGAAGTACCAGAAGACTCCGTGCCATGGTTCCAAATCATTCCGCTCAACAGCCACGCACACACAGCCGACCTACCGAGCAACGCGAACGACACCAAGCTCAGCGAACTTGTCTTCGTGTCATGGTTGTATGAGATGCGCGGTCGAAAGATACCGCAAGCCATCGTGGACAGGATCACCAAGCATGACAACTAAACGCTGCATCAAATGTAAACTTGCCAAGTCAATAAGTGAGTTTTACAAACACAACACCAACAACGATGGTCTTGATTCAAGGTGTAAAGGTTGTGTTCAAATTTATAGTGCTGGAAGAATCCAGCGTGGACTTCAAATGATGCAGGATTTAGCAATGGCTAGAAGTTGTTGCGAGCATTGTCAACGACCATATTCAAACGAAGATTGGCACTTCTTTGAGTTTGACCACATCAATCCAAATCAGAAAAGGTCAAACAGCGAAACCTCAACACAGTGGGCTGGTGCAAACCAACAAGAGTTTAATGAAAGAGTTGCACCAAACTTGCAACTACTTTGCGTGAAGTGCCACAAGATAAAAACAAGTGAAGAAAGCAAACTTGGTGGATCAGTTCACCAAAAGAAATACGGCGAATCAAAACCAGCAGAAGTTCTTGAATTTGGATGGAGTTTATTCAATCCAATCCCAACACCAGAAACCGATGACTACTCATCTTGGTCGTGGTCATTGATTCAAAGAGAAGGCGACTGGATTGTTCAAAGAGACATTGACGGCCGAATAATCTATTCCCAATTAGCAAAGTAAACTAAACAAACCCAAGGAGGGTTCAATGAGCGTGTTAACAACTGCACTTGCGTACGCCAACAAACAAGTCCGCGTCATACCAATCAAACAAGGCGAGAAACGACCGCCGATGCAAGGATGGCAGAACGCTGCAACATCCGACCCGACCACCATCCGCACATGGTTCGAAGGACAATTCAAAGACTGCGGACTAGGCATCGCAACAGGCGAGTTCCGCGACCGCTACCTCATCGTCATCGACATAGACGACCGACAACAGTTCAGCGGGAGCGAAACACTCGCAGACCTAGAACAATTACACGGCAAACTGCCAGACACAGTAGAAGTCATCACAGGCTCAGGCGGACGACACATCTACTTCCTCACCGACGAACCGATCCGCAACGAAGCATCCGGCACACTCGGCATCGGCATCGACATCCGAGGCATCGGCGGACAAGTACTCGCACCACCAACCAAACATCCGAATGGCAAGAACTATGAATGGGTTGAAGGTAAATCAATCGCCGATCGTAAACCAGCCGACATGCCACTGTGGATGGTTCTACTACTCAAAACAAAAACACAACCAACCGTTCAACCGTTACCTGATCAGATAACACCACCAACCTCAATGCTTCGTGAAGAAGGCGGACCACTCGACCGCTACTGCGCAGCCACCACATGGCCAGAACTATTAAGAGCAGACGGATGGACACAAGCCCACACCGACCACACAGGCGAGACACACTGGGTCAGACCAGGCAAAGACGCACGAGAAGGCACCTCAGCCACCACGAACTGGCAAGGCAAAGACATCCTCAAAGTATTCACCACCAGCCTCCCAAACCTTCCAGCAGGCGCATACAACCGCGCACAATACACCGCACAAATGTTCCACAACGGAGACAGATCCGCGTTCACCAAACACCTACTCCAACAAGGCAAAGCCCTAATCCCAGTCGAGCAACCCACAGCAACCGACGACCTACTAGCAAGCCTCATCAACTGGCAGAAGTTCTGGTCACAAGACTTCCCAGCAGAAGACTGGCTTATCGAACCAATCATCCCACGCAACCAGCTCGTCGTCATCTTCGCACCAGGCGGAACAGGCAAGTCACTACTCGCGCTATACATTGCAGCAGCACTCGCCACCGGCAAAGAAATCTTCACAGAAGCCAAACCACCAACCAGCGTCCTCTACATGGACTATGAGATGAGCCAAGCCGTACTCTACGAACGACTCACCGCAATGGGATACGACAACAAGACAGACCTATCACTACTCCACTACGCATCACTCCCACCAATCGGATCACTAGACAAACCCGAAGGAGCGAAACAGATCTGCGACCTAGCACGATCATGCCAAGCCGACCTAGTCATCATCGACACCTTTGCGCGAGCAGTAGAAGGTGCAGAGAACGACGCAGACACAGTCCGAAACTTCTACCGCTGGACAGCAATGAACCTCAAACAAGAAGGCAGATCACTCATGCGCATCGACCACGCAGGCAAAGACCTCAAGAAAGGCGCACGAGGCACCAGCGCCAAGAACGACGATGTCGACCTGGTCTGGCAGATGACAAAGGTAGACGGCCAACTCGTACTACTCCGACAGAAACACCGACACACTTGGATCCCTGAACGAATCAACCTCACCATCCACGACCAAGCCCGCATGTTCACACAAGATGTCAAAGGCGGCGAACGACTAGACCAAGCACTCAAGATGCTGGACGAACTCAACATTGACCCGACCATGGCACTTGACCCGATGTGGTCTGAAGTCAAAGACCGAGCCGAAACCATCTACCGTGTCGTCCGCAAGGATGCACGCAAAGCACAGACCATGCGCAAGAACCAAGCCAAAGAAACCATGTTCAATGACTTCTAAACTGCACGGCGTGAAACGGTACAAAACAGGGTGTCACGCCGTCACGCCGAACACACACGGCGTGACCACGGCGTACGCCGTTTATCTCGCAAAACCCTTATACTCATTGGGATACACTTACGGCGTGAAATACGGCGTGACAATCAATTTGTCTCATACGCCGTCACGCGCCAAGTATTACTTGGCGTGACGGCGTGACCCACTCTGGCACCACACCATGACCATCTCAAGACCATGTCTCACATGTCGCCAGTTGACAACAAATCCACGCCGATGCCCAGACTGCCAGACCACCTACAACCGACTCCATCCCAAACCTAAGCGACCGCATTACTCAGGCAACTATCAAGCACGAGCGAAGGCAGTCCGCGACTCCGCACAATACTGTTGGATCTGCATGGAAGGCGCGAGGCTCGATGACCCGTGGACAGCCGATCACATTATTCCTGGCGATCCTGACAGCCCACTCCTTCCCGCGCATCGCAGTTGTAATTCTCGACGCGGCGACGCGAAGTAAGACGGGTACACAATGGGAGGGTGGGTAAAAAGTTTGCGAGTTGAGCGACGCATGACCCATGCCGTTGGCGGATATCTGCGTGGTCGGTGGTGGGGTCACGGCTACCATTGGTGGCATGGCCACCAAGTCAACTGGAGTTGGTCGCGGATCATCCGCAACTCCGATCGAGAAAAAACGTTTGAAGGGTTCGCGAATCCGTACAGGTTTGCAGGCTTCACCTATGCCAGAGACCGCGCTCGCGCTGGTGGACATGTCGGTTGTGCCGGTGGTGCCGTCAGGTTTCGGCAAAGTTGCGACCGAGTATTGGACGGTGTTGTGGACTGGTGGTCGGCGTCATTTGTCGGAGCTGCACGACGGTCCGTTGATGGGTCGGTTGTGTCGCAACTATCAGAAGATCTACGATCTGGAACTTTGGCTTGGCGACGATGTGACGAGTCGCTGGTACACGTCGCCGAACGGTCAGGTTGTGACTCATCCTGCGGTGAAACAGATCGAGCAGATGGATGCGCAGTGCACGGCTTGGTTGTGTCTGCTCGGTTTCACTCCGAGCGATCGTGCGAGGTTGGGTCTTGCCGAGATAAGGGTGGCCAATGAGCTTGACTCATACCGACAAAGGAACTCCAACCTGGTCGACGCCAAAGTTATACAGCAGATCTGACGGTCACAAGGTCGTTGACTTTGCTCGCACGTTCTTGCATGTGAGCAAAGGTGTTCGCGCCGGTCAACCGCTGATTCTCACCGACTGGCAGGTCGCGCTTCTTGACGGTTTGTATGAGCGGCGTGATGATGGTCTTCTTCGTTACCGTCGCAGTCTGATTGGTTTGGCTCGGAAAAATGGAAAATCGCTTATAGGAACACTCGTCGCATTGGTGGGTTTGATTGAAGGTGAACCTGGTGCCGAGGTTTATTCGGCAGCGGGTGACAGACAGCAAGCGCGTGTTGTGTTCAATGAGGCGAAGTGGCAGATCAGTCAGTCGCCTGCGTTGTCGGGTGTGTGCAAGGTGTATCGAGATGTTGTTGAGGTGCCTTCAACTGGTGCGATCTATCGTGTGTTATCAAGTGACGCCAAATTGCAACAAGGGTTAAATCCTTCGACGGTTGTGTTTGACGAGTTGCATGTGCAGCCGAACTCTGATCTATGGGATGCATTGACTTTGGGTTCTGGTGCCCGTAAGGATCCGAACATTGTGGCGATCACGACCGCAGGGTTTGACTTGGATACGGTGTGCGGAAGTTTGTACAACTATGGCAAGCGTGTGATCTCTGGTGATCAGGTTGATGAGCGGTTTGGATTCTGGTGGTGGGAAGCACCAGCCGATTGTGATGTATCGGATCGTGATGCTTGGAATATCGCGAACCCAAACTTGGCTGAAGGACTTCTTGACATTGAGGATATGGAGATCTCGATGATGCAGACGGCTGAGACGGCTTATCGTCGTTACCGTCTGAACCAGTGGGTTCGCACAGATGGTGAGTCTTGGTTGCCGAAGGGCGCGTGGGAGTTGTGTCGCAGTGAGTCTGAACTTGATCCGAAGATTCCTGTGTTCGTCGGCATTGATATGGCGTTGAAGCATGACTCGATTGCGGTCGTGGTCGCGCAACCGCAAGAGTCTGGTCAGATTGTTGTTCGTGCCAAGATTTGGCATCCTGACGGCGGTGTGATGGATGTGTCAGCAGTTGAGCAACACATCCGTGAACTTGGTCGAGAGTTCAC